CATATGAACGAGAACTCATATTTTGAACTCTGACTTGAAATAAGTCATCCGTCAACTGTTCATAACCCGCAAGACAAGTTGAAATTCCACCACCATAAACAGTGCATAATCCTGTCAAAGTTCCGCAACCAGGATCTTCATTGGTATTACCAACAGCTTGTACAATCAAGTTTTTAATTTCAGTTTTAAGTGTTGTAATACTGGATGAAATTTCGACCAGTCGATTATCAATGTTTCTAGTAAAAGGAGTGTAGTCATCAATCCTCTCTTGTAGAGGTGGATCAATTTCATTTCCTTGTTTTTTTGCATCTTCAATATCTTTCTTCGTGAAAGGAAGAAGATCTGGATTATCAACACCATCAAATCCATCAATCAAAAACTTACCCTGTTCAACAGTCACAGCGTTTTGATCTTTAGTCTTTTTAAATCCCTTCAGGATATTATCAGTTTTTTCAGACATAGTTCTCCTTAATAATCCCAACCAGCAACAGAACACTGATCACTATCACCAGGATAATCTTTTGGTGATTCTCCTTCGTATTCAGAGATATTTCTCTCACAGTCTTTCCGTTCCGCAAAGACAGTGTAATGATAGTTATACTTTATTTCACCATTAAATGGCAATCCCCCACCAATAGTGATTTTATTATCCTTGACACTTTGTACATAAAGATATTGAAAAGCTCCTACAGGAGTAAGATTGACAGTTATACTGTCCTCATGAACAAGATCTTTCCAATGGTCTGGAAGTTCAATGACTTCTGATCTAGATTTACCTCTGATGTACACACCAGCTTCAGGTGTTTCTGTACAAACATATCTCAGTCTGTGTCCAGACTTTGATGGATGAGGAATATCAAAGTTCTTTTTGGCTGCCAAAACATGGCCGCCCTGCATAACTGTACCACCTCGAACCAAACCAGTTGTGATATTAGTACCACTCGTAAAGTTAGATCCATTAGTGACTCTCCGTCCAGTCACAAAGTTCATTCCTTTCTGGATGCGCGTACCTTGGTGAAGGTGAACGCCCACCTGATTACTTAATCCATCCACCCACATAGAGAATGGTGTAACCAATGGTGGATTGAGTCCAGGTAACGATGGTGGCGCGGGAGGTCCAACATTCAATACAGCTTTATAGACTGGTGCTGCAACAGGAAGTCCAACAAAAACTGGACCATTAAGAACTGTGGTTCCTACTGGATTTCTATCTGTGGGAAGATATCCCACATCCGTCGTACCTACGACAAGTTTGTCTGCTTGTGCTCTAGATATATTCATAGTCCAGGTACACTAAGTCCCATAGATCCAAGGATACCAGATAAAGAACCATAAGTCACGTCACCTGAAGATGCAGCTGTCAGGAAACTATATTTCAATTCAAAGAAACCCTCAGAGATAATATTGATTTGATTACTACCATTGATTGCAATTTTTTCACCTTGCAGTCTGATATCTGGGGATTTGATGTTTGCAACTTTGTTTGCATTAACGGAGAAGTCACCATCAGGTGCAGCACCATCAGCAAAGATTCTAACGTTCTTTCCTGAGAGAACAATATCACCATCATCTGCACTGATCCAAACATCACCACGTTTGCAGTGTATGTATTTTCCAGGATTATTTTCTTGTCCGGCTTTGAGACCATACCCACAGACTTCCATAGAAAGTCCAGGTGTATTTGTCACCATCCGACCACTACCAGTGCTGGTGCCGTCAGTCCCCTGACCCATACCAGAGTAAAATCCTAAGGATTGTCCCTCTTGTGTTTGAATATTCCAGAGGGACATACCATGAATACTGGGTTGTCCACTCTGTTCTGCGTGACGGACACCTGCCTTTCTGTAGGTCTCTTTTCCGTCGATAGGTAAACTACTTCTACTCATTTTTGTACACAATCAATCACAGTTAGTACCGCATTTTGAGACGTTGCAGCTAACGCATTAGCATCATCAACTCTGGTGAACTTGAGAATAGGTCGCAGAGTGGCACCAACTCCAGTATCACTATTTATTCTGATTCTAGGAAGTTCTGTAAATCCAAATCCTTGTCCACCAGGTACGACAGATGCACCAATGATGAATCCATCAGAAATATCCAACTCAACTTGTGAACCACTCTCATCTACAACTTCACCACCATTACCATCAGGAATCATCACATCGGCAGTGTCGTTATCATCATATCCAAATCCAGTGTCAATGACTGCAATATCATCAAGTCCAGTTACATATGATGTAGAACCATCAGATCCATTGCCACCTGTCGCATCATCAGGAGCTATTGCACCAGTAGGAAGATCACCATCTGTGGATGGAACAGTGACACCAGTAGTGGATTCAGTTACATTACCATCATCATCAACACTAAACGTAGTTTCCGTAGTGTTAGGTAAGAAACCTTCGCCAGGAGATACGATCGTCACAGCGACAACACCTTGTTCATCACCAAACTCATTTGGTTCATATAATGGATTACCATTATCATCAGAAACTGGTTCTTCATTCTCATCAAGAACTCGTGATACAGAACCTAAAACAGCATATCCACCTGCACCATATCCATTTCTACATCCATCAACAAATGTGATTAGTGGTGGAGATGTAAATCCAAAACCAGAATTATCAATCGCAACACCAATAATCTGACCCAAAGCATTGACAACAGCACTACCAGTTACACCACTTCCATCACCACCAAAGAAGTCAACTCTAGGTGGACCACATCTCAAGACATTTGTACTACAATCTGGAGCGACTGGATCTGCATCAATAGCATTGTCCATATCTTCAATAAGAGGATTCACCAGACGATTCAAATCCGCTTTCTGAAGTATCTTATCAAAGTTATCAATATCATTCTTGTATGGACCATAACGACTTGACCAGGAGTTAGCAGGAGGACACTTCAGTCCATCACAAGCAAGAATACTCAGGAACAGGTTTGCAAGTTTAATTCCTTTCGAAATGATACTACTTACATTTCCAAGAACACCACCAAATACATTACTCAATTGAGCTACGAGAGGACCAACAGTGTTGTCTAAAACATTGAACAACTGACCAAACATATCACCAAGGAAGTTTTCGATCGCACATGCAGGTACATCAAAAACTCTGTTGATCATATTTTCAATACTATCTTTGAGATAGTTTTTCAGTTGTTTACCAACTTTTTCAAACAAACAGAATATCAAATCAACGATAGATTTTACAGCTTTACCTGTTTGTGGTTGGAGTGGTTTTGGAACGATAGCTCCAAATGTTATATCTAATTTTTTTAAAATTTCTTTTACTGTCCACGCTCTCGCACGACGAACCAAGTTCGTCATCGAACTATGAACTCTAGAGACGACGGTCTTTACTTCCTCATTGATATTAATAATCTTTCCAACGACTGGATCAATGTAAACACTCTGAATTTTTTGAACCTGTCGAAGTCTAGCAATGAAGTCCTGAACCATCTTTGTGATTCTACCGATCTCGGTGTCCTCACATGGACTTCTAGCATCTATGGTTTCATCTGTAATATTTTCTTTATGAGAGTTAGATAGAGCTTGGTGTATTTTTAATGCACCCTCTCTAAACCGAGGATTACCTTGACTGTTTCGTATCTGCGTAGCTGGGTTGATGGTATGCAAACCCATGTTCTGTCTTACATCAGGTGGAGTATACGGAATGAATTCCGTTTGTCCAGTAGAGTAAAACTGATTACTACTCAACTGATCAGCAACTTGTTTGAAGAGAGTTCCAAAAACAACAGGTTGTTGACCATCCTCACCATCGGCAAAAAATCCGATGACAGTTTCTCCACCCTGAAGCATCATACTTTCACCCTGTCCACCCGTGACAGACATGTTTGCGGGTAACAAAACATGCGCTAAGGGAAGATCCTTGTCTGGAAGATCAGGTTCTGGGGAGTGATGACCAACAATACGAACTCTAGCACGATGGCTATAGACCTCTTCACCAGACTCTGTTTCATACGTGTGCAGAGCAGTGGTCCAGTTAGCCTTCTTAGGATCAGTCACTTGACCGATCCACCACTTGAAGGGGTCTTTACCAAAAAAATTACTAGAGAATTGTTGCATCAGTCTTCGTAAATTCTACACTCGTCTGCTTCTGGATTTTCATCACAATACATTTCAAGAAAACTTGGATCGTGATGATCTCCTGCTTCGATTTCTTTTGCGTGTTCTTTGGCGTAACGTTCCAGATGTTCTAGTTCATCAGCAGTGTGACGACGCATCTGAGGAGAAACGGTTGGGTCCTGAAGGATCTCTTTATCCTTCTCGATATGTTTTTCGATGCTTTCCATAATGGTGTATGGTTTTTACTATTTAAGCGGTTGCCGTGAAAGTGTCTCTTACAAGAGACAGTTGTGTGTGTGCCTTGTTACCACCAATCTCATGTTTAAGTTCGGAAATGAGATATTTCCCACTTAAATCTGTTCCATCCGTTCCATATCCAAGACTTTTTTGATCAGATGTAGGAAGTGGTAAATCAATATCTACAGTCTGTCCAGCTCGTAAAGTTGGATTACATGGAACGACGATGTTCAGGGATTGAGAGAATAACAAGTTGTTTCTAGCATAGGAGTAGTTCTGATAAACGGCAAGGTTTTCTTGTGGTTCCAACTCATCTCTCTTTGCACCAGTTTGCATTGCTCCTGGGTCTTTCATTCTCATCATCAAACGACTCGGAGATTCTTCTAAACCAGTGGGAAGTTTAGGTGGATTTGTTGGTTTTAATTCGGAGACAGTGTAATCCACCACAGAAAACCTTGCAGACTCCATGTCAACATATATGGTTTTATTCGCATACATACCAGTTCTCAAATTTATACCAATATCATTACTACGATTGAAGTTTTCATTCAGAATACGGAAAGCACTTTCACTTGCGATCTCTTCTTTTCGATATCTGACTGCGGTTGGTTGTTTCAATAAAGTATCAACAGACTTGAACACATATCCATCCAGGTTTTCAAAGAAAAGAAATCCATAGATCTTTGCTGGACTACTCACACTACCAGAACCACCAGGAGAGATTGCAGCTTTAGGACATAACCATTGAATTGTATCAATAGGACGTTTTAGATTACCAACAAAAGTATATGCGTTTCCTGTTGATTCACTGAACAGTTCTTTTGTTGTCCTGACACCTTTTGATTCTGCACTAGGGCCAATCAGTCTTGATACGGTCTGTGAAATATTACCAGTAAATCTTCTATTGATTCTTGCAGTCTCATTGATAATTGTCTCAACAGAGATGAACTCCAATGATGCTGTCTGATTACTTGACTTTGTTTCAACATTTCTGACAGCATTCACCATCATTCTATGTTTGACTGGATCTAATTTGAAACTACCAAACTCAGCAA